TGCTCGGAGATTCGATGCGCGGCCAAGCCGGCGCAGCAACGCCTGTACGCCATGAAGTGCGGATTCCAGCCCGTGTACACCGTCCTGAAAGTGAACGTCCAATGAAGACCTACAGCAAGCGAGCGCTATACGCACTTGGGGAGCCTCTGGGCGACTCCGTCTCCCTCGAGGAGTGCGGCCGGCGCGTCATGGGCGGCGGTGGTGGGGGTGGCGAATCCCGCACCGTGCAGAGCATCCCGGAGGAGTTGAAACCCCTCGCCACCGCGTATGTGAACAAGGCCATGGGCCTGTCGGACACGTACACGCCCTACGGCGGGCAGCGCTTCGCGGATCTGAACGGCACGCAGCAGGCCGGCCTGGGCATGATCGAAAACCGGGCCTTGAACGGCTCTGCGACCATGAACGGGGCGGAATCGGCCCTCAACGGCTTCTTCGGCGGCGGATCGAACCCCTACCTTGACCAGATGGTCAACCGGGCACAGCAGAACGTCCTGTCCAACGCCAACATGGCCGGCGCCCGCTCGGGCTCCTTCGGCAATTCGGGCATCGCGGAGCAGGCTGCGCGCCAGATGGGCGACGTGGCAACGCAGATGTATGGACAGGCGTACGACGGCGACCAAGCCCGTCGCATGCAGGCCATCGGCATGGCGCCCACCTTCGGCAACGCGGCGTACCAGGATGCCTCGCAACTGCTGCAAGCCGGCCAGGTGAAGCAGGACCAGGCGCAGCAGGGGCTGGACTTCAAGTTTGGCGAGCACCAAGAGGCGCAAAACATGCCGTACAAGAACCTCGCGGCCATGAGCGGCATCTTCGGAAGCAACCTCGGCGGCACCAGCACCACCACGCAATCGGGAGGCGGCAAATGAGCGGATTCCCCGGCTTCGGGACCATCCCCGACATCATGATGGGCAAAGACCCCGAGAAGGCGCTGCGGGACAACATCCTCGGCGCGACTGCGGTGCTCACGGCCGGCGCCACCTTGCCCGCGCTGGGCGCTTCCGGGGCGGCTGCTGGTGGTTCGATGGCTGGCATGGCCGGCGTGCCTGCTAGTGTCATCCCCGAGGGCGTGGCGTTCACCCCGGCGACGGCGAGCCAGATGGGCTCCATGATGGGCGAATCCGCAGGCTCTGGCGGCGGCCTGCTCGGTGGCCTCAAGACGGCGGGCGAGTACGCCAAACCCATCGGGCAGGCAGCGAACGCAGCGAGCCAGGCGGGGCTGCTGGGCGGCCAGCGTCAGCCGATCACGCCCTCCCCGATGCAGCAGCCGGTCTACGGCGGCAATCAGATCCTGGCGCAACTCGCGCAGGCACCCACGCCGGGGATGCAGCAGATGCAGATGGCGGAACAGGCTCGCCAGCGCCGTCGCATGGGTCTTCTGGGAGGTGGCAATGGGCTTGCTTGACGCTTTTCTGACGCAGGGCACCACGCCCCCGAACCCGGACGCGACGTTCCCGCAACTGCTCTCCTCCCCGATGGGGCAAGGTCTCCTCGGAACCATCGCGTCCTATGCCGCCAACGCGCGCCGTGGTGCCCCCGTCAACAGCATCGGCGCCGGCCTGCTGGGTGGGCTGTCCGCGTACAGCAATGCCGGCCAGGAAGACCTCAAGCGCCAGTACATGCAGGCTCAGATGAGCGACATGGCGCAGCAGCAGGAACTTCGCCGCCAGCAAGCCGCGCAGTTGCAGCGCAAGCAGTCTCTTCTGGAAGAACTGTTCCCCAAGGGGGCTCCGTCGCAGCCCGCCATGCCGGGGCAACTCGGCTCCGGCTCTTTCGGCGCGGTCACTCCTGCTCCCGGCCTGCCGGACATGCCAGCTCCGAATCCGGTGGCGGGGCTCGCCTCGCGCCTCACGCCGGACCTTCTGGCCCGCCTGAAGCTCGGTGCTGGCGAGGATCTGACGGACATCTACAAGCTCACCCAGCCGGACATGCAGGTGTCCAACGGCTACGCCTACGACAAGCGCACGCTCAAGCCCGGCTATCTGCCGCAACTGAGCACCTCGCAGGACGGCAAAACGTCCTTGGTGCAGATCGGGCGCGATGGCATGCCGGTGGTGTCGGCCCCCGCTGGCGCTCTGGACACGTTCGCCCGCTACCAGAACGTGCAGGAAGGCACGAAGGCCAACTACGACCCGGTGACGGTCACTCCGCAGGGCGAAAACCCGCAGATGACGACCCGTGGGGCGCTGGTGCGCAACCCGGTGGTGAGCGGGCGCGTCACCCCGCAGGAGCAGGCAGCGCGAGACACCGACCGGCAGTCGATCCTGACGCAGGAGTTGGGCCGGGCGCGCACGGCGCTGAATCAGGCGCTCAGCTCCGGCGACCAATCGGCGGCGGCGCGGGCTCAGGGCGACATCGCGGCTCTGGAGCGCGAGTTGGGCGGTCGTCGGCCGAGCGTGGGCATGCCGCTGCAAAGCGAGGAGGAGAAGCTGCGCGCCTCCGAGGGCGTGAAGTCGGACGCCAAGCGCAACGAGGCGCTTACCGGGGAGGCGCAGAAGTCCAAGGACACCCTTGCGAACATCACAGAGGCGCGCCGCCTGCTCAAGCAGAAGCCCACCTCCAGCGGGGTCGGCGCGCTGGTGGATGCCGGAGCGAACTTCGTTGGCGCAAGCACCAAAGGCGCTGATGTCGCCGCGCAGCTCGACACGCTGTCGGGGTGGATGGTCAACAACGTCCCGCGCATGGAAGGCCCGCAGTCGAATTTCGACGTGCAGAACTACAAGACCATGGCGGCGCTCGTTGGCGACAGGACGAAGCCTCTTTCTCAGCGCATGGCGGCGCTGGACACGCTGGAAAAGCTCCAGAACAAGTACGCGCACCTGAACGGAGGCAGCAACGTCGTCAACTCCGGCGGCGCCACGGGAACCTGGGAGGCGAGCGGCAAGCCACTGCCGGCGAACCCCAACGCCTCCACGCTGACGAAGGGTGAAACCTACACGCTCCCGAACGGCAAAACCGCCGTGTGGGACGGGTTCAGCTTCAAGGTGAAGTAATGGCCGAGTCCTACTCGCTGGACGACGTTCGCAACATGACCAAGCCTGCGGAGTCGTACTCCCTGGCTGATGTCGCGGCGATGGCGAAAGCCAAACCGGCATCCCGGCTGGATAGCTTCCTCACCGGGGCGGCCGACCCGTTCCACGGCGGCGCGCAGTTGCTGACGAACGCGCTGCCCAAGGGGGTTGTGGAGGCTGGAAACGCCTTCAACAACTGGCTTGCGGACAAGACGGGTCTTGTGGCCCGGCTTCCTGCGGGCGGGGTAGACCAGCAAGTCCGCGAACGCGAGACGCAGTACCAGGCCGACCGGTCAGCGGCCGGAGAGTCGGGTTTCGATGGCTTCCGCCTGCTCGGAAACGTCGTCAGCCCGGCAAACCTGGCTCTTTCCGGGGCGGCCACCGTTCCGGCTGCGGCCTCACTCGCGGCGCGTGTTGGCGTCGGGGCTGTCGGCGGGGCGGCGACCAGCGCGCTCAACCCGGTTTCCGAGGGCGACTACTGGAGCGAGAAGGGCAAGCAGATGGGGACGGGGGCGGCGTTCGGCGCGGCCACTCCGGTGGTGATGGGCGGGGTGTCGCGTCTTCTCAGCCCGAACGCCTCCACGAACCCGCAACTCCAGCTCCTGCGCCAAGAAGGCGTGCGCCCGACCATTGGGCAAACCTTGGGCGGCCGGTGGAACGCGGCAGAGGAAAAACTGACTTCCGTTCCACTGGTGGGCGACATGATCGCCAACGCCCGCAGGGGAGCGGCGGAAGACCTCAACCGAGCCGCCTACAACCGTGCGCTCACCCCCATCGGACAACAGATGCCGCGTGGCGTGGTGGGCAGGGATGCGGTCAATGCTGCGGAGGATGCCGTTTCGGCCGGGTACAACCGCCTGCTGCCGAACCTGACGTTCCAGGCCGACCAGCAATTCGGGGCCAACCTCGCCAACCTGCGCCGGATGGTTGCCACGGGGGCTATTGATCCTCGCGCCGCCGACAGTTTCGAGCGCATCCTGCAAAACGACGTGCTCGCCAAGTTCGGCGGGCAGGGCGCGATGACGGGTGAGACGTTCAAGCGGGTGGAGTCGGACCTGGGGCAGCACATCCGCCGCCTCTCATCCTCCACGGACGCGGACCAGCGGCTGGTCGGGGATGCGCTCCAGACGGTGCAGGCGGAAATGCGGCAGGCGCTGACGCGCAGCAACCCGAATCACGCGAACGAACTGTCTGTCTTGAACCGCGCATGGGCGAACTTCAAGCGCCCGCAGCGAGCGGCAGCGTCTCTCGGCGCGGAGGATGGGGTTTTCTCCCCGGCGCAGCTTCAGAGTGCCGTGAAGGCGCTGGACCGCTCCAAGGACAAGGCGGCGTTTGCTCGCGGAACCGCTCTCATGCAAGACCTGAGCGAGGCGGGAAAGACGGTGCTTGGAAACAGGGTGCCGGACAGCGGAACGCCGGGAAGGGCGATGCTCGCCGGGCTGTCGCTGCTCGATCCGTCGATGACGGCTCCTGCGCTGATGGGAACCGGGGCGCTGCTCTACACCCGCCCGGTGCAGGGCCTGCTGTCAGGCGCGATTGCGGCCCGCCCACAGGCGGCCCAGCCTGTAGCACAGGCGCTCCGTCAAGCCTCGCCCGCTCTTGTCCCGCTGGGCGCTCAGATAGGTCTTGGCCTTCTGAATCAGTAACGCGATCACAGAAGTAGAGGCCCCGGTGATGGCTATGCGCCAGAACTGATCGTCGGTCATTCGTAAATCTTAGCCCAAGCCCGCCGCTGTGCGGGTTTTTCGTTTTCTAGGAGCCCTTATGCCGGTGCCCTCGGCCATCACCGATCTTTCCCAAACCGCAGGAAGCAACTACCCCTCGGGCAGCGATGCCCCGACCACGGTGGACGACCACATCCGGGCGCTGGCCTCGTTCATCGCCCTGCTGCGCGACGGCCGGGGGCTGTCCACGGAGGTGGACGTTGCCTCCGCTGCGACTTGCTCCATCGGCGCGGCCAATGCACCGTGCGTGCGCATCACCGGCACGACCGGCATCACCTCGTTCGGCGCGACCTACGGCGGCCCGCGCTTCGTGCGCTTCGGCGGGGTGCTGACCATCACCCACAACGCGTCCACCCTCATCCTTCCGGGTGGGGCGAACATCACCACGGCGGCGGGCGATACCTGCATTGCCGTTCCCATCGGCAACCCGGCCTCTGGATGGGCGGTGGTTGAGTACCAGCGGGCGGCGCTTGCCCCCGGCGCGGCGAGCACGGCCACGGCATTGGCGACCGGCCGGACCATCGCGCTCACGGGCGACGTGACCTACACCTCCCCGGCCTTCGACGGCACCGGCAACGTCACTGCGGCGGCCACGATCCCCGCCGGCTCGCTGGCCTTCGCCAAGATGCTGGCGACCGACTGGTCGAACTCCAAGACGACCAACGGCTACACGAAGCTGCCCAACGGCATCTACGCGCAGTGGGGCGCCGTCACCGCGACGACCTCCACCAGCACGCAGACCGTCACCTTCCCAACTGCGTTCCCCACGGCCTGCCTGTTCGTGCTCACGAACCCGCAAATCCCTGGCGGTCCTCTCGCTGACTCCGGCTACTGGCTGGTCACGTCCCAGAGCACGACGCAGTTCCAGACCTTCTACACGGCCAGCCGCAGCTGGCTGGCTATCGGCTACTGAGTGGAGAGTAGATGATCAAATATGTCGACTTCATCGAGGGTGCCAACGGCCAGGCGCTGGCGGGCGTATCGGTCCTTGTCTTGCAGTACCCCTCGGGGGCCAATGCGACCCTGTACTCCGACGAGGGCGTAACGCCCAAGGCGAACCCGGTCACGACCGACACGACGGGCAAGTTCGAGTTCTACGCGGCCGACGGACATTACACGCTGCAAATCAGCGGCGCTGGGATCTCGCCGCAGACCGTGACGGACGTTGTGATCGCGGACGTTGCGGCGATTGCGGATGCGGCCTCGGCCTCTGCGGCGGCTTCGGCGGCTTCGGCTTCGGCGGCCAGTGGCAGCGAGTCCAATGCCGCAACCAGCGAGGGCAACGCGGCTGGCAGCGCAACGGCAGCGGCAAGCTCCGCCACCGATGCGGACACCGCCCGGGGGCTGGCGCAGAGCGCACTGGCTGACACCATCACGGCGCGCGACATCGCCTTGGCCGCTCAGCGCATCTTTGCGACCACAGCCGCCGGCATCGCCGCGACGGTCAACAACGACTACTTCTTCGTGGTTTCGGCCGCCGCCGACAAGACCCTGGAGCTGTGGAAGAACGTCGCCACGGTGGCAACGGACACCGGCAAGCGCTTTCCCGATTTGCAGGCGGTGACCAACCTCACGGCCACGGCGGTTGCCAACTCGCAGTATGCGCATCAGGACGGCAACGGCAACGTGGCGATGCTGGTGGAGTCCGGCGTCCACAAGTTCGCGCTGGCCGAGGCCGAGAGCTTCAACGGCATCAAGCGCACTGAATTGGCGCGCCGGCTGCGGCGATCCAATCTGTTCTTCTCCGCGAGCATCGTCCATCACATCAGCTACGGGCAGTCCCTGAGCCTGGGCAACGGCGGCCCCATCAACTCGCTGCCGGGAGTGGACGGCGGGTTTTTTGACTCGCTGATGTTCAACGCCAACGGCTCGACCTACGCCGGCCCGCGAGCGCAGGAGGGCACGGGCACGGTGGCGCAGAACCACGCATCGCTGATCCCCTACGAGGAGCGCCCGCTTACCGGCAGCACCCCAACCGGCAACATCGAGACGCCGCTTGGCAACACGCTGCGGATGGTCAAGCGCCTCCTGCGGGACGAGGACGGCATTCTTTACACCGACTTTGACTACATCCTGCTCGGCTCGGCTCCGGGCCTGTCGAATACGTCCATCACGGGACTGAGCAAGGGAACCGCCCCCTACCAGAAGCTCATTGACGACGTGACCTATGGCCTGGCGCTGTCGCAGGCGGCGGGCAAGACCTACGCGGTCGATGTGGTGCAGTGGTCGCACGGCGAGCGCGACATTCAGGACGGCACCTCGCGCGCCACCTACCTGACCAAGTTGCAGACCCTGTACTCGGACCTCAACACCGACATCAAGGCGATCACCGGGCAGGCCCACGACATCAAGATGGTCGCCTACCAATGCACGCTGGCGGCCAACATCGGGTCGAACAACGTCGCCTTGGCGCAGTTGGACATGGCTAAGTCCAACGCGAACTTCATCCTTTGCACTGCCGTCTACGTCGCGGAGCACTTCGACGCGACCAACGCGCATCTGTCCGGGCCTGGCTACCCGCATATCGGCGCGTACTACGGTGTGGCGACGAAGCGCGCGGTGATCGAGGGCGGAACCTGGCCGACGATGTACCCGAGGCGCCTGTTCCGGCAGGGAACGATCCTGGAGGCGGAGTGGCCCGACACCGGCTACCCGCTCGCGTTCTCCACCACCTACTTCGACCAGGCGACCAATCAGGGCTTCTCGGTGGTGGGCGTCGATGGCGTGACGGACAACCCCATCGTGTCTGTGTCTCTGGTGGCGCCGCGCCGCGTGCGAATCGTGCTCACCAACGCCCTGCCAGGAAAGCTCAGGTACGGCTTCTCGTCGTGGGGCGGCAACTTGCACGACACCTGCGATCTCGACCCCGGCCTGCCCAGAGCCGTCCCGCTGTACCTGCCCTCCCTTGTCTTTGAGGAGTCCTTCGCGTGACCGCATTCAACCTGAAACTTGCCGATGCGGCGTTCCCGACCTCGCTGCGTGGCTTGCGCCTGCCCAATCGCCGCAAGCTGGCGGCGGAGTTCGTCTTCGGCGTGAGCGAGGCGGAGTCCTGTAAGAACAGGGCAGACCCGTCGCTGCCGGCCACGGCGCAGGGCGGAGGCTCCATCACCTACACCAGCGTCTCCGCGCACGTCCGCAGCCACGCCTCGGCGGGATACGGCTTTCTCATCCCCTCGTCCATCATCCCGGCCGATGACGCAACGCTGATCGCCATCCGCAAGGGCGGCGGCGGCACGACTTGCGTGCAGATCGGCAACGCCGCGATGTGGTGCGGGTTCCGTACCTTTGGGGCGACCAACATCGGCGCCAACGGCGAGCAGAGCACCGCCCAAGGCGCGCAGCGTTCGGCTCCTGCGGGCACGGATGTGTACTTTGAGTCCCTCGTGCTGAGCAAGCGCAACGCACAGCGCGCAATCAACGGCTACGGCAAGCTGTACTACTACGACGCGGGCGGCGTGCAGCAGGTCGCCACGTCGGCCAACCTGGGGACGACCGCCCGAAGCGCCTGGGCGGGCAAGCAGCTCGCCGTGGGCAGCACCGTCAACACCGACACCATCAGCACCAACAATTTCGACGCCTACTTCTTCGCCCTGTACCAGCGCCCCCTGAGCGCAGCGGAGATTGACGAGGCGTACCAGTCCCTGAAGGTTGACTACGCCACGCGCGGCGTGACGCTCAAGTAAGGCGGCGCGTATGCACTGCCGCGCCCTCTGCACGCACCCCGGCAAGCCCGACTGCGGCTTTCGCCAGCCTCTGACCCACAACAGCGAGCACTCCGTGAAGCCTGAATCCTTAGCCAACGTCGCCACCTACGGCGGGAGCGGAACCATGATGTATTTCGGACTCACCCCCGGTGAATGGCAGATAGTCGGCGTCCTCGGAGGCTTGCTGATCGGCGTGCTTGGCCTGGTGGTCAACGCCTATTTCCAGTGGAAGCGGCTGGAGCTGGATCAGGGGCGCAAATGAAGTCCGAGTTGATCCGGCAGCTTCGCGCCGACGAGGGCGAGCGCAAGTGCGTCTATTTCGACACGTTGGGGTATGCCACCATCGGCGTCGGCCGGCTGGTGGATGCCCGCAAGCCCGGCGCGGGGCTCAGGGACGACGAGATCGCCTTTCTCCTGAACAACGATGTGGATGACCGCATCGACGCGCTCACCCGCAAGCTGCCGTGGTTCCAGAACCTCGATGACGCCCGGAAGGGTGTTCTTCTCTCGATGGCATTCCAGCTTGGGGTGGAGGGGCTTCTCGGCTTCAAGCAGACGCTGCAACTCGTCATGGAAGGCAAGTACGAGAACGCAGCCGCCGCGATGCTGACCTCTAAGTGGGCGCAGCAGACGCCAGCGCGAGCCAAGCGCCTTGCCGACCAGATGCGCAGCGGGTGCTGGGTCTTCCAATGACCTGCACTCTCTGCGGTTCGCAATCGCACTCTCTCAGCAAATGTCCTTGGAGGACCGTTCATGCTTCAAGCGCTCCTGCCGATCCTGGCCCCGATCTTCGGGGATGTTCTCAAGCGGGTTCTGCCGGACCCCGAGCAAGCTGCCAAGGTGCAGGCAGAACTGACCATGGAGCTTGTGCGCAACACGCAGGCTCTGAATCAGGCTGCTGCGGACATCATCAAGGCGGAAGCGGCGTCTGAGCACTGGCTGGCGGCCAACTGGCGACCGCTGCTGATGCTCACCTTCGGCGGGCTGATCGTCGCCCGCTGGTTCGGGTGGGCCGCTCCTGCGCTGAGCGAGGCCGAGTACATCAAGCTGTGGGACATCGTGCAGCTTGGGATCGGCGGATACACCATCGGGCGCAGCGCCGAAAAGATCGTTCCGGCCATCACTGACGCGATCAAGCGCAAATGAAGATCCCCAGGACCTTCACCCTCGCCGGGATCATCTGGACCGTGGAGGAGACAAACGCCATCTCCGACATGGGTCACTGCGACAACGAGACGGCGACCATCCGCCTGCGCTCGGACCTGTCTGCCCAAGTGAAGGCCGCCACCTTCTGCCACGAACTCCAGCACGCCATCCGCTTCACAACGGGGCAGGACGAGCACGACGAGCGCGAAGTGGACGCCCAGGGAAACCTCCTGCATCAGTTCCTGACCCAGTACGCACGGCTGAAAGCTTGACATGCCCGCACCAACCGTTTCCGATTCCGAGTTCGTAGAGCTGTGGCGCACCCACAAGTCGGGTGCGAAGGTCGCTGCATTGCTCAAGATCGGGGAGCGCAACGTCCACGCCCGGCGCAGGCGGCTGGAGGCCAAGCTGGGGATCAAGCTGGAGGCCGAGGACGGGCGGGCCAAGCATTGGACGCACCTCCAGACGGCGCACAAGACGCCCCAGCGGCTGGACCTCGGCATCCTGAATGGAACGATCGTCGCGTTCTCAGATGCCCACTTCTGGCCAGGCATCCGCACCACCGCCTACATGGGCCTTCTTCGCGTGATCGAGGGGCTCAAGCCGCACGCCGTGGTGAACGGCGGTGACGCCTTCGACGGGGCCAGCATCAGCCGGTTCCCCCGCATCGGGTGGGACAGGACGCCCTCCGTCATCGAGGAACTCAAAGCCTGCGAGGCGGCGCTGGGGGAGATCGAGGAAACCGCCAGGACGGCCCGACACAACGCCCGGCTCGTCTGGTGCCTCGGCAACCACGATGCCCGGTTTGAGAACCGCCTTGCCGCCAACGCCCCGCAGTATGAGCACGTCCACGGGTTCAGCCTGAAGGACCACTTCCCGGCCTGGGAGCCGTGCTGGGCGGTGTGGAACGGTCCGGGGCTGGTCATCAAGCACCGATACAAGGGCGGCATTCATGCGACACATAACAATACGGTCAATAGCGGCGTGAGCATCGTCACCGGGCACCTCCATTCGCTGAAGGTCACGCCCTTTGACGACTACAACGGCACCCGCTACGGGGTGGACACCGGAACGCTCGCAGACCCGCAGGGGCCGCAGTTCTCCAACTACCTGGAGGAGTCCCCGACCAACTGGCGCTCCGGGTTCGTGGTGCTCACCATTGCGGACGGCAAGCTCCTGTTCCCCGAGGTGGTGAAGGTCCACGCGCCGGGGAAGATCGAGTTCCGGGGCCAAGTGATCGACGTATGAGCTGGTCCTTCTGGCTGCTGCTGGTGCCGACCGTCAGCTACGGCCTAGCCGCCGGGGTGTACGGCTGGCAAAGCAACTGGCCCCTTGCCATCGTCTATTGGCACTACATGGGTGCCAACATCGGCCTTCTGTGGCTGGATAGGGTCATGGCGAAGGGCTAGCCACCGTTTCCGCAATAGCCCGTCTCCACTGGGCCGATCTAGCCGCTCGATGCGGAAAAAACAGCCCGCAAACCCGCACCAGCGCTCAATCCGGGATGGGTGTCTCCATCCCCTTGGCCTTGAGGTTGGCCGTTGATTTTCAACGGCTTTTTTCTTTCATTTCCGCATCCGTTTCCGCATCGTTTCCGCAAAGGTCCCATACGCTGGTGTCGGTCCAGTAGTACACGCCATCGATTTCAGTGAAGCCGTGGGCTCCAGCGGGGGCTAGGATCGTGGTCGTGCGGACGCGGAACCCCGCCTTGTTCGGCTTGATTTCGCGATTCAGTTCCAGCGGCCCGAGGTTGCCCCACTCCTCGCAGTGAAGCGTGATCAGGTCGCGTTCATGCGCCGGAAGCCACGACTGATTCCCGAGCATGTACTTAATGCCTCTCGGCGGCTGCGGCTCGATGCGCCCAAGAACCTTCGGTTCAGCCACGTTGATCCTCCGCGCTATAGGCGGCACGCCACGCACGCACAAAGGCGTCTCTTGCCTCGTAGTCGTTCGGCGGGAAGCCGAGCAACACAGTGGGTGTTGCGATCTGCTTCGCCACGTTCTCCGGCCGCTCGTAGAGAAAGCCAGCGTCGATGATCTCTGGCCGGTGAGCCTCCTCCGTCACCGCGTCCAGATTCGGCACAGCCGCCCGGGCGCGCTCGATCAGTCCATTAGGACAGGGTGCGCCTTCGTGCCATTCAAGGAAGCCGTTGACGATCCAGCGCAGTTCGTCAAGTTCGGCGCGGGTATGATTCGCATCAGCCATGATGACCTCTCGTTCAGGTTGTCTGGTTAGAAGCCGCGTCGTGTTACCAGCACTTCGCGGCTTCGCTATTTTCGCAGTGCTGGCCTTCAATCTCAACTCCGTTCAGCGCACCGGTTTAATCTTGTCTACCTCGGTGCGGTAGGCGGTTCGCGTGAGCGACTTGCTGGAGTGCTGCAATAGGTTTGCAGCCTCATCCAAACTCCCCGCTTTGTTGGCAGCGTACTTGCGAACATCCCGCAGGATCATGCTTTCCACGGCCTGCGCCAGTTGCTCGTCGCCGGCTTCCCGCGCCTTCTTCGCTGCTGCCGTTCTCGCCAAGCGGAAGCGGCCCCGCAGTTGCATGTAGCTCACCGGCTTTCTGAACGGCCCGGCCAGCAGCATCAGGTGCTCGGCGTTCCTGTTGGCTCTGCGGCGGCGAATCAGGTCCGGCAGCACCTCGGACAGCCTCACATCGAAGGCGGCTTCCTTGCCCGTCTTGTGGGCCTCCAGATGCAGGATGTCGCCGTGGGGCAGGGGAACGGTGCGAACGTCCGTGATCCGCATGGCCGTGGCGCTGGCGAGGTCCATCGCATCGCGCAGGAGCTGGTCGGCCTGTTCGTACACGGCGTCGAACATCGCGTCCGTGACCGTGACCTTGCGCGGGCTTTCCTTGTTCAGCCAGCCGGAACCCTTCATGCCCTCGGCGGGCCACGGCAGTTCCGTCAGTCCTCGCATGCGGGCGAAGTTCCACACCACGCGGAAGGTGGTGATGTTCCGGTTTGCCTGCACCTTGCCCTTGCGCTTGCGCAGGAACTCGATCAGGTGCGGCAGCTTCACCGTATCCCAGGTTGCCGGTCCGAAGGCCGGACGCAGCTTGCGGATGCCCTTGATGTGCCCGGTCTTGGTGGCCCCGGTGTAGTCTGGAAGCTTCTCCTGCTCGAAAAGCTGGAAGGCTTCCTCAATCGTCCCCTTGATGCGGGGGCGCTTGTTGTACAACTCGTCCCACCGAACGATGGCGACATCCCAATCTTTGCCAAGCTGGATGTCTGGTTTGCCCTCGGGGCGCATGTCGTAGGCGTAGTACACCGTGACCTTGCCGGCCTTGTTCGTGCGCTTGAGGGCTCGCAATCGCGGGTGCTTGGTCTTCTTGGGCATCAACTCACGCCGGAGAGGTCAGGAGCGACAGAGGATAGCGGGGCGTGCCGGCCCTCGATCCATGCGTGAACGTGCTTCCAAGTCACCAGCAGCTCATCCCTTCGGCTGACCTTGAAGGGGATGCCCTCGGCGCGCAGCCACGCGACCTGTCCGGGCTGTCTGGCGGCCCCGGTGAGCTGGCGAAGGTCTTCCTTGGCGAGAAAGCTCACCCCTGTCCTCCCCCATCCCCGGAGCGGCGGCCCAGCTCGGGCACGTTCGGGAAGATGCCCATGAGCCGCTCGACTTCGCAGCTCAGGTTCTGGCAAATCGCCATCGGGTCCAGCCGATCCAGGTTGAAGCCATACAGGTCGTTCTCGCACAAGGCGGCGGCTTCGCCTTTGCCCGCCTCCTCGTAGCGAGGGCGCATGTTCACCCCGGCGATGGTCTGGGCTCCGGTGGACAGCAGCACCGCCCGGATGAAGCAGTCGCGCAGGTCGCGGAAGGTGATGCCTCGCACCTCAGTAGCGCCACGGGTGCCGGTGTTGGTATGCGCCTGGCCGTTGTACGGCCTGTCGCGCCGCATGTTGTGGTCGTTGAAGCCGAGGTCGTGTTCGACCTGATCCCACAGGCGCTTCAGTTCTTCGCTCATTTCCCCTCTCCTTCGCCTAGCAGGGAGCGCAGAGCAGCGGCGATGCTGGATGCCTGCACGCTCTGGTCGTCGTTGGGCCATTCGGCGTCAACAAAGCGCTCGGCTACCTGCGCGCACGCCTCCACGATTTGCCTGTCTCGGGCGCGGAGCTGGTCGGCGGTGAAGCAGTTCGCTCCGCAGTCGCACATGATTGCGTAGTCGGGCAGCGGTGGAATCCTGCTCATTGCCCCTCCTCCAGCCCTGCCAGTGCGGCGCGCAGGGCGGCCCAGGCTTTCTCGGTCGCGTCGCCGTTGCTCATCAATTCCTCGGTGCGAGTCGCTGCGCTGCCCGCCGTTGTGGCGATGTGCACCCGCTCGTCCCGCAGGCGCAACTGTTCCTTCGCCTGTTTCACCACCTCCAGCAGGCGCAGCACCCGATCCGGGGAGCAGGCTGCGATGTAGGCGGCGTTCGCGGCAAGCTCATCCGGCCCGGCGTCGTCCCGGCGCCCTGCCTGCACTAGCGCGCTGAATCGGTTGCGTGCCGGCTCGCCGTGGAGCACGTAGACGGTGTTCTGCTCACACTTCCACGGCCCCGGCGTAGCTGCACGAGCACGAAGCTCCAGTTCTTCGGTCATTGCTCGTCCTTGCCGACCATGGGCGTGTGATGGGGAACCGTGTTGGCGCCAACCCCCTGCACGCCAGCAGTGGCTACCCTTTCCTCGGCCATCTGAATGTGGCGGGCGATCCACCGTCGCGCCTGCTCGACCGTGTATTGGCCGCTGGCGAGGCCAGCGAGGATGTCTTCGATGGTGGGAATCATTGTTCGCGCTCCTTCGCGTCAGGCGGAACGTGGGGCGCGAGTGCTCGCAGAATTCCCTCTAGGCCACGCATCAACCTCGGAAGGTCCGACCGCTCGATAGACACCGTGCCGTCATTGCTTGTGAGGAACTGGACGCCGTTGACCTTGAGCAGCTTTTCCATCCCCTCGCGATCACGATGGTGCTGAAGGGTGCTGTCCCGTGGAAACCTCAGTTCCACGAATCTCGGCCACGTTGACTCGGGGTAGGTGCTCAAGCACTTCCCCGGCAGGCAGCACCAGCGTTCGCAGCGCGCTTTGCCATCCGCTTCGTCCGCGCAAGACCAGCATGCGGACGCCGTGACAGTTTCGTTACTCATGCTGTTTCGCTCCACCAAGTCCTATCACGCCAGGGGCGTCGGGCTCGACAATCTCCCGGCACTGCGGGCAGCAGGGGCCGACGGTTCCGATGTAGCTGCACTCGCTGATCGGGCCGCGCCAGTTGCATTCGGCGTTGCCGCAGTCGCCCATTGCCACACCAGCGTGCGCTTTGCCGGACCACTTTGCGTTGGGACCGGGTTTCCTGAAGCTGCCGGACCAGCCGTGCTTCTTCCCGCATTCGCACACGGGCTGGTAGCGGTCCTCGCCGAGCGTCTTTGGATCGAGCGAGTAGCGGCGGCAGTAGAAGCACTGCGCGATGGCGCCCTCGCCGTGGAACCAGTTGGCGGCGATGCCGTTGAGCGGTTTGGACTCAGCCACGGGGCACCTCCGGCACGCCAAGGGCGGCGCGAAGACCGGCGAGGATGTGCTCGCGGTCTTCCGGGTCCATGGACACGGTGCAATGGGGGTTTGCGGCGCTGAAAGACCGTTCCCATGCTTTGCAGTAGGCGTCTAGCCGCGATTCGTCCACGCCCCGCTCGCCAAGCGCGGCAACGATCTTTTGGCCGATGGCCTCACGGTCAAACCCGCCGAACATCTGGTCCTCCGGGTGTTCCTTGCCCAGGTCGGCCACCATCACCCACGCGCTCAGGCCGTTGATGCAGGCCATGTGCGCCTCAACGACGGTGTGCCCGCGCAGGTCAGTGGATACGCGGTAGTTGCTCGTCCTTGATCCTGCAACGCCCGATCCGAAGGCATAGCCGTTCGCGTAGCCCACATTGCGACGGTCAAAGCCGCCGCCCCTCGACGGCCACTTTTCCGGCCGTCCGGCCTTCGCATCGTTGCAGCCGCGCTGCCAGTAGCTTTCGGTGATCGGAGTGCGCTTGGGGACGACCTGCTCTACATCGCGCGGGTCGTGAATTAGGAGCGCCATCACGCGCCTCCCTTCGGTTGATCGGTTGCACTGCCCTGCACGCCACAGTCGTGTGCGCTCATACTTCGCTGATCTCCAGGTAGTCGAGGTCCACGACCCAGCCGCCCCACGCCTTGATGAGGGGGTGTTCGCGGGCGTCGGTGAGCGCGTCGGACGAGTTGTCCCAGCGCGCGATGTTGCCCTCGTCGCCTTCGGTGATTGCGACGATGCCGCCGCCGTTCGGGTTCTTCGTCAGCACGACGCAGGTCATTTCGCTTTCCCTCCATCAACCGAGTCCACGCCACGGTTGTGTGCCGGCTCAGGGAGGCCGTTGACCTCGCAGAACTTGCGCACGATGGCTTGAGCCAGGAGGTCGGCAACTCGCGTCGTCCGCGTGACCTCGTAGGGGCCGCTGTCGAACGTCAGCCTGATCGTGTTGCCGCCGAGGTTGGCGGTCCGAATGGCTTCCAGCACTTCGTCTTCCGTCAGGTCACGCATCGGTGCCTCCCACGCCATCGGTGGTCAGGTGAGACACGGCCTCCAGCGCAGCGGCGTACAGCGGGCCGCAGTGGGGGCAGGGGGGTGTGCAGGGCATTACGCGGCCTCCCGCATGTTGCGAAGGCGATCCACTTCGGCATCCACCTCCACCAAAAACCGCTTTACCTCAGTCTCCAGCTTTGCGATTGCCGCATCGTTGCGCTTGATGCGCCGGACGATCAGTTGGAGGTGCTCCGGGAAGTCCGGGTTGTAGGAAACGAAGTCCCACCAGGCGCGGCCGGTCACCCACATCCCACCCTGAATCTGCCAGGTGTATTCCGGCGGCTCTGCGTCCTGCTGCAAGTAGCGCAGATGGGCGGATCGCTCCGGGCACTTGATTTCCAGCCCGCCCTCATCTCCGATCAGCCCATCGGGGCTGCTGCCGGCGGCGATTTCGTCATGCAGGCAGAAGCCGACCTCCTGCACGATGTTTCCGGTGTGGGCCTCGTATCCCATGCGGGCGAACGGCTCGCGCTCGATGCCTTGCTTCATCGCGGCGGAAGTGAAGCCCTCCAGCGGCTTGCCCGTCAGGCGCTCCACAACGAGGTCGGCCCGATAGTTCCTGCGCTCTGCGGCTTCGCCCGTCTTGATCGTCGCCATGATGGCGGCAAAGCGGCTGGCGCTCGGCACTCCGCACCTGGCGGCGAACCATTCGGGCGAGCCTTGGGGGCATTCGATGATCTTCATTGCGGAACCTCCTCGGCCTCCAGAACCTCCGGCTTGTCGAGTTCCTCCCGGCGGGCCAGCACGGCTTCCTTGAGTGCCGCGTAGCCCGTCTTATCCTTGGCGGCCTGAGCCAAGGCAAGATGCTTCTTCCATGCGGACTCCAGTGCGTCCTTGCTCGCGCAGGCTTTGACCTCCGCAAGGGCCCCGTCCACATCGAAGGTGGGCGCGGTCAGAATCTCGCCGGTTGCCGGGTCAACGGTCTTCACTTCTGCAATCCGCTCGGCCTCGTCTTGGTCGTAGATGCCGGCGTAGCCGAACGCGAGTCGGGCGCACTGGATCATGGCCTTGTGGCGCAGCATCCGGCGCGGGTGGGACTGCCACGGGCCGACGTTCGGCCTCTTGCACTCGGCCATGTACTCCGTCACCCGAACCGGGTGGCTGCGGTCCTTGCGGTGAATGATGCAAGTGCAGCTTTCCGCGTCCTGCTCAAAGTCCATGCCGTCGAACTGCGGATGGCCATTGATGATGCGGCTCCAGCCGTCCACGCCGACGACCGGGACGATCCCGTTATTCTTGTCGGGAAAGGCAAACAGTTCCCGAGTGAACGGGTTGAGCTTGTACTGATTGGCGACGACCATGAGCGCGGACATCTGCGCATCGCTCACCTGTCCCTTAAAGGCGGTTGCCTTCAGGACTTGCAGCAACTCCCGCCCGTCGCCCTCCATGCCGAAGAGCACGCCGAGCTTGGCCGCTTGTGTGACGACAAGTTCATTCATATCGTTGATCCTTGGTGAAGTTCCCGCTTCGCGGAGATGTAGGCGGCGTGCGCTTCCTCCGGCGTGTCGTACAGACCCAGATACTGCGTCTTTCCTGCCGTCTGGATTGCCGCCACGTACTTGCCGGTGGGCTTGTGCAGGGACGCCCCTAGCAGGCCGGTCGTGAAGTTGCTGGAAGCCGCGCTGCGCTGGTTTTCTTGGTTGGCCTTGCGGCTCACGTCGCGCAGGTTCTCGATCCTGTTGTTTCGCACGTCGCCGTCGATGTGGTCGATGACCTGCTCGGGCCACGCGCCGCGCACATACAGCCAGACGAGACGATGGTTGAAGTAGATCCGCCCATTAACTCGGGTTTGCAGGTAGCCATGCCTGTCGAGACTGCCGGCCTTGCAGTCAAGCCGCCGCCCCCGACCTGTGGTTCGCCAGTAGAGGGCTCCAGTCTCAGGGTCGTACCGAAGGAGTGCTCGGACTTCTTCAGCAGTAAGCGCTGTGGATGCCATGCTTTCTCCTGTTGTTTGGTTCAGCGGAAGATTTCAGCGAGAAACGAGACGACGACGAACAGCGCCGTCATGGCGACCATTGCGCATCTGACGAGCCACTCGTCGGTGCGGGCTTCGCGGGAGGGACAGTCCCGCCCCTCGCGGCAGGCGTGAGAACAGCAGTTCATTTCCCCAAGCTCCAAATCAGATAGCCCCAGAACGCCGAAGACCCCACGGTGCCGACGATCCACACCCAGCCTCTCAGGGTGATGCGCCTCCAGAACGGGCGCGGCTTCGTGAAGATGATGCGCGGCACGCCTTGGTACAGCGGCGCGAAAGAGTCGCCACGGCGGGGGCGCGGGCTGTAAGGGATGCCGTCTCTGATGCGGTTCATGCAAACCTCCTGCTCTTGAGCCATTCGCCAAACCGCAGGTCGCTGTCTTCGTCCAGAAACTCCTGATAACGGCGCTGGCTCGCGGTCAGCTTCGGCGGCTTGGGGCTGTGATCCGTGACATGCGCCTTGCCGGCCTCCGTCACGAAGAAGATGTCATCGCCCCCGCTGATCGCACTTCCGGCGCGGCGCGTCATCAGACCCGCTGCCACCAGCGCCATGCAGTGCGGGTAATCGTCGCTGCCCTCGCCGGTCACGAAGTGGTTGCGCCCACCGCCTCGCACGATGCGCCCGTATTCGTCAGCGCCGATGCTGTGCTGCAAGATGTGCAGTTGCTTCGCTGCGCTCATTGCTGCTCCTTCAGGGCGGCGCTGGCGATGCAGTAGGCTCTGTCGCGCTCAATGAGTGAACTGCGGGAGCCGCTCGTCTCTTCCGCGATCTCGGCCAGCGCATCCCGCAGCCTCTGCACCTCCGCGTCACGCGAGGCGGGCGGCTGCGAGTTTTCAATCCATCGCAACAGCACCTCGCGCTCCTGATCGTTCACATCCTCGGAGTCGGCGAGAACTTGCAGAATCATCAGGTCGCCGATGTATTGGTTCTCAGGGTCAAGCTTCAGTTCTTCGCTCATTCCTCGTTCTCCTGTTCTTCCGGTTCTTCGTAGCAGGGCGATCCAGGCCCAACCCGCCCCAAGCAGTCGCGGCACCAGTGCGGGCGCAGTCGGCGGCGCTCGGCGGCTGCTTCGGCGCGCTCCTCGTCGGCGGTGATGTCGTCAAAGTCGAACATCACGCCGGCTCCCGCACATCCGCCATGCGCTCCAACTCGCTTTCCATCGCCTTCAGGCCGGCAATCAGCACCGCAGGCGGCAGGCCCAGAGCGCTGGTGATGTATTGCTTGTCGTCTCGCGCGGTCACGGTGATGTCCACCAGCTTTTGCTCGCCGGGTTCCCACTCGATGTCGGAGGCGGCTTCGATGGCCTCATGCACTTCGCGGTACGCCTCCAGCGCGCGGACCCGCTCCAGCGCTTGTTCGTAGGTCAGCATTGCTTGTCTCCCGTCACTTCGGCCAGGATCGCCTGCATCCGCTGGATGTCCGACGGAGTGAGGCTGTCGCTGTGGCGGATCACGAACTCAAGCGCGGCGATCAGCTTGCCCATCGAGTCAGTGCCAACGTCAGGGGCATCGCGCCACTCCAGCAGGCTCAGCCCGTTCACTTCCATGAACTTGCGCTGCACCAACTCCGGGTCGATGTTGGACTCGTAGTACCGGCGCGAGCATTCCGCCAATTCGTCGTCGGTGAGCATCCTCATTTCGCCTTGCCCTCCACGCCAAAGCCGTGTGCGTGCGCCGCCGTGCGCAGCAGGCGCAATCGCCTGATGGCTTCGGCTGTGCTGATGTTGCGAGACAGTAGATACGTGTAGCTCTCGACCACCGCAGCGGCCGAGAAGCGCCCGGCCTGCGGGTCATTCAGGTCGCGGCTATAGCGCAGCAACCACTCGATGCGAGGATCGGCCTTCGTGTTCTCGATGAACATCATGGCGCCGCCGCCGACGTGGATCGGCACGGTGAGTTGTTCAGCCACGCTGCACCCCCATCTCAAAAGCAGTGACAGGCCAAGCCGGAATGCTCCTGCGGCACTCGTCGGAGGTGTGTCCGTCCAGCCCGCAGCGCAGGCAAAGAAGGTCCGGGTCGTATGCCGGCACGTAACCCAAAGCACGGTCCGTGGCATACAGGTCGGCTCGGCGCTGGGGGTCCAGCAGGGCGGCAGCATCGAGGATTACCGACATCACGCCTCCCTCGCCTTGAGCATCGCGTCGGCGGTTTCGTAAGCGATCTCGGCGAGCTTCGGTAGCCACTCGTCGCGGTCGGCCTTGGTCGGGAGGACTGCGCCGTGCAGCACCGTGGACATCGCCTTTGCGGCGAAGTAGTCGCGCAGGGTCATGCCGATTTCGCGTTCAGCCGTGCCGTCGCCAAACTTGAATTCATACGGGAATGCCGGCACGCCGTCGTTCTTTTCCGTGCTCACAGCGCGCTCCCGGTGGCCTTGGCGATGGCTGCGTACAACTCGGTGCGGAGCGCACTCGCCTTACTGACGTAGAAGTCCGACGCTGCGATCTTTTGCAAGACGGCAAGCAGTTCCGGGGCGGCGGCGATCAGGCGGGCGTTGTGGGAACCACTCTCCTGAAGATCATGGTTGTAGGGATGTGCAACGCAGACCCAGGCCAGAATGTTTGATCCCATGCCAGTTACTGGACCATCGAGAATTTGCTGGTACGAGCCGCTTCGCCCTTCCAACTGCACAACCTTGTCTGCGACCCACGGTCCCGGCGTGAAGGACGCCGTGTGCTTCGCTTGTTCCATCTCTCGCCTCCTTGCCCCTGTGGGCGTCGTGTTCGTGTGAGATGGATTACATCCCAGACGTGGGACGGTCGTCAATCCCAGCGATGGGATTCCGACAGCAACAAAGGGTTATCGAGCGAACAAAGAAAAAGCCCGCCGAGGCGGGCCTGTGAGTGGTGGTGCGCTGATTACTTCGTGCGGGATTCTTCCTCGTCCTCGGCGTCTTCTTGCAACAGGCGTTCCTTGAGTCGGACCGCCGCTGGCAACGCTTCGTCGGCGTTTCGAGCGTAGTCGCCCGTCAGTCCGGAGAGGTGTTTCCTGTGCCCAATCTTCACAACAAAGGCCAGGCCATGGGCCTGCCCAGCCTCTGCGAGGTCCAGCAGCTCTTTAAGCACCGCGACCAGTTCGCGGTTTTTGTGCCGGGCCAGACTTACGACTTTCACGCTTCTTTTTCCCCTTCGTTCTGCTAACCACCGAGGCAAGAGTCGTTGCCTTCTCCAGTGGATGCCCATTCTCCGATGGATGAGTAGGGGTCGTCATGCTGACATTCTCGTGAACTGTTGCGGCCGAACTGCGTACCGCATCGAGTATTTGATTTAGGACAGAAGCGTCGGCCAAGCGCGGTAGCGCATTGGGGTTAAGGCCTTCTACTAGTAGTTGCCAGGGTTCCAATTTGAAAACGCTCGCCAAGTCCTGGAGCGTGTCGATGTCGGTGGTGTGGCTGGCCGCGTAGATCCGCCCCACCTTGCCATTGCTCAATGCCGAGCCAGACGCCTCGGCCACCTTCTTGATCGTGCCCAGATCGGGCCGCACCGACATCAGGGCGCGGAGGTTTTCGCTGAGTACCTTGCGCGGGCTGGCTTTGTTACGCATGGGACTACTTTGCCAATACCCGACTCCCACGTATGGGATAGTTCCGCATCCCACAAGTGGGATTACACTTCCGGGTGTGGAAACGACCATTGAATACCTCCAGCGCAAGCTTTCAGAGGTTGGCCCTGATGCGTGGGAATCCATCGCGGAGGCGGTCAGTAACGGGATCGACCAGCGGTACAAGATCACGCGGCACACCCTTCGGAAGATTTACTACGGCGAGCGACCGAACCTCGGCTCTGCGAAGGCGGACGCTCTGCGAGCGTACTTCCAGACGCGCGAGAAGGGGAGGGGGCGCTAAATGTTCATCAACTCCGAAGAGCTGCAGGCATTGGCGGCGCAGGGCCTGTGCCTTGGCGAAATTGCCCGCCGACTCGGCCGTCCCTACTCCCGAGTTCGCCGGACAGTGCAGATCCTTGGCATCGAAGTCGTGCGCTCCTCGCGTGGGCGCCCACCGGCCAATAAAGAGCGCTCCGATTGGAGCTTCGGGCCTGTCAAGACTTTCGGAAAGATCAACCCGGCAGATCTGCGCCTGTTGGCGGCCCAAGGCTTGTCCGCCTCCGAGATTGCCCGCCGTCTTGAAGTCTCCGTTGCCGGCGTGTCCCAGAGCGCCAAGCGCCATCGGATTGATCTCGTAAAGGGCCGGGGCGGCCCGGCCGGCGAGTTCGACTCTCGTAACGAGCGCATGGCGACGATGTACCGGCAGGGGCTCACGCTGGAGAAGATCGGCCAGACCTTCAATCTCACTCGCGAGCGTGTGCGTCAGCTGGTGGAGCGGCAAGGCGTTGCCCGGCAGGACGGCGGAATAAGCAAGACGGCAAGGTCCAAGCAAGAGGCCCGACAGACAAGGCTCGATGTGAAAAGCCTCATTCGGTACGGCTTGCCCCACCAGGAAATGAACAAGTGGCGTGCCGCCGGCTTGGTCGCCGCGTACCGAAGCCAAGAGAATGCCGCCGCCAATCGCGGAATCGAGTGGGGCCTGAACTTTGCGCAATGGCTGGATGTGTGGCTCACCAGCGGAAAGCTGGAGCAGCGCGGACGCGGGAAGGGGAAGTACGTCATGTCTCGCATCAAGGACAGCGGCGGCTACCTGATTGGAAACGTGCATGTCCAGCTCGCCACGGAGAACGGACGCGAGGCCATTCAAAAGTGGAAGGGCAAGCAAAAGGCGGTGCGCGGCGTGTTCTACCTGTATCCGGGTCTCAGCCGCCCGTACATGGCGAAGGTCGGCAAGAAAAGCCTCGGGCGTTACGCGACCGAGGAAGAGGCGGTTGCAGCGCGCATGGCCTACATCCAGGCCAACGGCTACAGCGTGACTCCGAGTGGAGTGGCGGTTCGTGCTTCGCATGGATGCGAAGTCTGATTTTTTTTGCCCAAAGGGGTTAGTCAAGTGGCGTCAAAAGAATCGTCCCGGCTTGACGGACAGGCCGAACTGGCGCTCTCGCGTCGTGCCGAGCCCAACGACATGCCCATAGAGGTGGTGCGCCGGCAGAAGAGCGGGGCCGCTGCTTTCGCGCTGGCCTGCCAGTCTTCGGGGCTGGAGGACAAGGAGATTTACGGCGCGCTCAGCCTGGATGCGGGGTACTTCTCGCGCATCAAGAAGGGCGAGGCAACGCTGCAGACCGACCTGATCGAGTCGTTCTGCACGGTCGTGAACAACCGGATCTATCCGGAGTGGATCGCCTACCGCGTGGGTTGCACGCTGGTGCAGATCCAGTCGGAGGCCGAGCGCCTGTTGCAACTTGCGCGTGAGCGGGCTATCGAGCTGGAGAGGCGTCTGGAATACGTCGAGTCGCTGTTCGCCAGGAAGGTCGCGTAAATGACCGCCTGCCCTCTCTCGTCATCCCTGACCGCTGTGGGAACGAAGTCCCCCACAGTGGCTAATCCTGCCGGATTCGCAACTCCGCGTCATCCGGCCGAGCACGCAACGGACTGTAAAGAGCACGTTGGTGCCGTAGCGCCGAGCACTCAGGAGCACGAAGGTGCCGCCAGCACGCTGCGAGGGTGCCTGCACATCGCCACCGCTGGCGAGCTGGCCGACATGCGCGACGAGGAGTTGGCCCGCTACATCCGCCAGGTCGCCTATCGGATGGAAGCCGCCAACGCCGGATGGGTGCAGGAGGGCTGCTTTGCCGCCAAGGGCTGGCGGGATCGCCTGTGGAGCGCCGAGGTTGCAGCGCTGAACGAACGTGCTCGCCGGCCGCATCTGGTGGCCGCTCGCATCGCGGAGATCGACGCGGCTATCGAGGCATCTGCTGGTGCTGAGTGTCACGCGGTGTCACGCACGGTCACGGAGGGGTAATGGCCGGAGGCATCGATTGGTTCCGCTGGCACCACGGCAGCGTGACAGACCCCAAGTTCCAACTGGTCGCCAAGAAGGCCGGCGTTCGGTTGGGCGACGTGATCCTCGTCTGGGCGTTTGTCTTGGAGAAGGCGAGCGAGAACGAGCAGCGCGGGACCATCGGGCCGATTGATTTCGAGACGCTGGACTTCATGCTCGGCGCGGATGACGGCACTGCCGGCCGCATCCTCGACGCCATGACGGGGCGCGGGCTGATCGGTGATGGCCGCATCGCAGCCTGGGACAAGCGCCAGCCCAAGCGCGAGGACGACAGCGCCACGGATCGCAAGCGCAAGCAGCGCGAACTGGAGTCCGTGCAAGTGCGTGACGAGCTGCTTGTCCCTCTCAATCCCGACGAGTCACGCGATGTCACGCAAAGTCACGATAGAGGAGAGGAGAGTAGAGAAGAGAAGAGGAATACCAGTAGTCCTACGGACTTGTCGACGGCCAAGCCGCCGACCTGCCCGCACAGGGCGATCCTCGACCTCTACGCCAAGCACTTGCCAATGCTGCCGCAGCCCAAGCCGGAGCTGTGGGCAGGGCAAAGGGAGAAGAACCTTGCTTCCCGTTGGAAGTGGCTGCTGACGAAAACCAAGACGACCGGGGCGCGCTACGCGACGAACGAGGCCGAGGGGCTCGCGTGGTTCGACCGCTTCTTCGCCTACGTCGCCAAGTCCGACTTCCTGACCGGCCGTGACGGTCGGTGGACGAACTGCGACCTTGGGTGGCTGGTGAACGCCGAGAACTTCGCCAAGGTCGTGCAGGGCAACTACGAAAACCGGGAGGCAGCATGAGCCGGATTGAGCGCATCGGAGACGCGACCCTGTACCTCGGGGATTGCCTCGAAATCCTGCCGACGCTGCCGAAGGTGGATGCCGTCATCACGGACCCGCCCTACGGGATCAACGAGGCGGCCGGCAAGAACAAGAGCCGTACCAACATGGCTGTGGCGAAGGACTACGGCAATGACGATTGGGACAGCGCACCTCCCTGCGCCGCCTTGATTGATTTGGTCCTGCGGGCGGGGACGTGGCAGGCGCTGTTCGGTGGCAACTACTTCGGCCTCCCCGCCTCGTCCTGCTGGCTCGTGTGGGACAAGCTGAATGGCGACAACGACTTCGCTGATTGCGAACTGGCGTGGACCAACTGGCCCAAGGCGGTGCGCCGCCTGCAGTGGCGCTGGAACGGGATGATTCGGCAGGGCAACGAGGAGCGATTCCACCCCACGCAGAAGCCGTTGCAGGTTATGGGCTGGGTGATCGACCTTTGCCCCAAGGCCGACAGCATCCTCGACCCGTTCATGGGGTCTGGAACGACGGGGGTCGCAGCCGTCGAGCGCCGCCGCCAGTTCGTCGGGATTGAGCGGGAGCCGCGCTATTTCGACGTGGCCTGCCGCCGCATCGAGGCCGCCTACAAGCAGCGCCCGCTGTTCGACGCCGAGCCGGTGAAGGCTCCCGAGCAATTGGGCTTGATGGCATGAGCGAGGTCGCCATGCTGCGCATCCCCCCGCACAGCGTCGAAGCCGAGGAGGCGGTCCTGTGCTCCCTGCTGCTGGACAACGAGGCTTTGCACCGCGTGCATCTGCCCGCCGAAGCGTTCTACGGTCACTTTCGCCGCGAGGCTTACCGCGCCATCCAGGCGCTGGCGTCTGCGGGCCAGCCGTTCGACGTGATCACGGTGTACGAGCGCATGGCGGCGGCGGGGCACGACGAGAACGGGCAAGGGCTGGCGCTGCTCAACGCGATTTCCCAGGTCGTGCCGAGCGCTGGCAACATCCGCCGCTACGCAGCCATAGTTGCTGAAAAGTATCTGCGCCGGCAGATGGTCGAATCGGCCGACCAGATCGCGGCGCAGGCGTTCGCTGAGGACAAGCCCGCATCGGACGTGCTGGACGCCGGGCAGATGGCGCTGGCCAAGCTGGCGACGGTGCGGGCCAGGAGCGAGCCGCAGCACATTCACCAATCGCTGGCCGACTACCTCCAGCTGCTCCAAGAGCTGAGCGAGGGCAAGAACCCTGCGATTCCGACCGGGATTGCGGGACTGGACCGGCTGCTCAATGGCGGCCTGCGCCGGGGCGAAATGATGGTGATCGGCGCCCGCCCGAAGCACGGCAAGACGGCGCTCACGCTGGCGATGGCGCGGCACATGGCCCATTCGTTCGGCGTGCTGTTCATCTCGCAGGAGATGCCGGTGATGCAACTGATGCACCGGCACACGGCGGCAATGGGAACCGTGGACCTCGGCCGCATCCTGGCTGCTGACCGCAGCGACCAGGAAATGTGGGAGCGGGTGGGCGAAGCCGCCGAGCGCCTGGGCCGGCTGAACCTCGTTCACGACCAGCAGGCCGCGCAAAGCCTCATGGACGTGCGGCGCAAGGCCATCGGCGTGAAGCGCGCGCACGGTCTGGACGTGCTGTTCGTGGACTTCCTCCAGTTGATGCAAGGCGGCGAGGGGGACGGCAACCGCAACCGCGAGTTGGACCTGATCTCCAACGGCTTGAAGGCGCTCGCCCTGGATCTGGACATCGGCGTGGTCCTGCTGTCGCAGATGTCGCGCAAGGCCGACGAGATGTACCAGCGGCCGACCATGACCCATCTGCGGGATTCGGGGGCGATTGAGGCGGCGGCCGATCAGGTGGCGGTGCTGTTCACCGATCACGCGCACCCGCAAAGCCCGAAGTTGCCGGAGTTCGCCAGCTATTCCGAGTTGGAGATCGTGGCGCACCGCAACGGCCCGACCGGGGTTGTTCCGCTGCACTTCGCGGGGCAGTACCAGCAGATCACGGATTGGGGCGGCCCGGTGCCGCAGAGGACGACCAAGGGCCAATCGCAACGGAGGGGGATGAACGATGACTGAGGGATGCCGTGACGGACAAAACCTGCGCAACGTGCGCCCACTGGCGAATGAAAAACCGGCAGGACGAAAACGCCAAGAAGCTGGCGCGGCTGGGGCTGGTGAACTGCGCGGTGGATGGGACCTCTTGGACCTTCCTGCCAGCGCATGGGTCATGTGGACGGCATTCGCCAGCCGATCCATCCGTCGTGCAGGCGAGACGCGCCTGGCTGGCCCGGAGGTGAAGTGATGTTCAAGCCTCGCATCCTCATGAGACATGGGGTGTGGGTCTGCGTCGGCCGCACCTGGACCCTTGCCGGCCGCGTCCGTGTGATGGGCCACGGCTACACGCCGCAGGCCGCCTATGCGGACTGGCTGGAGCAGTGGACGGGGAACAAGCGATGAAGCGCCTGTTCATCCTCGCGCACGACCAAGCCCGCCGCAACGCGCTGGAGTGCGTCAAGACGGCGCCGGCCGGCTACGCGGTGACGGTGGCCGAGCCCACGCGCAACTCCGACCAGAACGCCGCCATGTGGCCGATTCTGGAGGCGTTCTCGGAGCAGCTTGTGTGGCCGGTGAATGGCCGCATGGAGAAGCTGACCGCCGAGGAGTGGAAATCCCTGCTGTCGGCCGCGTTCCGCAAGGAGCAGCGCATTGCGCAGGGGCTGGACGGCGGGTTCGTGATGCTGGGCCAGCGCACCAGCCGATTCAGCAAGCGCGAGTTCTCCGAGTGGCTGGAGTTTCTCCATGCCACGGCGGCAGATCGCGGCGTCGTGGTGTACGCAGAGGAGGCGGCGTGAAGGACTTCGTTTTCTGGGTGACGTTCGGGTGTGGCATTGAGCTTGTGTTCCGGCTCATCTCCTACGCGACTGTGGGCCGGCTTCCGGAGCGTACGGCGTTCGCCGGACTCATAGACGGACTGATTGCCCTTGGCATCGTGGTGTGGGGAGTGAGGTTGCTGGCATGAGCCTCGGCATCCACGCTCCCTCCACCAAGGCGTGCAAGGTGTGCTCCAAGCCCTTCACGCCGGCTCGCCCGCTGCAAGCCGTGTGCTCACCGAGGTGCGCCGGCAAGCTGGGCAAGCTGAAGAAGGCTGCGGACAAGGCGGCCGACCGTGAGCGCAAGAAGGCGCTGGAGACGATTCCGGAACTGATCAAGGTGGCACAACGTGAGTTCAATGCATGGGTCAGAGCAAGAGACGCGGGAAAAACGTGCATTTGCTGCGGGGTTCCGTTGGGCGCTGACGCTGTGGGGGGTGGATTCGACGCAGGGCACTACAGAAGCACGGGCTCGGCTGCTCATCTCCGCTTTGACGAGCGCAACGTACACGGACAGCGAAAAGCTTGCAATCGCTACGGCGCTGGTAGAGCGGTTGACTACCGGATCGGGCTCATCGCCCGGATTGGGCTCGCAGCAGTCGAAGCCCTAGAGGCCGACAACAGCATCAGGAAGTGGACGCGGGAAGAACTGCGCGAGATCGCCGCGACATACCGCGCCAAACGCAAGGAACTGGAGGGGAAAGAATGACCAAAGAACGAGCAAGGGAGATCCGTGCCGCGCAATCCCGAGGCGAGCCTGTCGGGGCTGTGGAGTTGCAGCAGGCCATTGCCACGCTGGCGCGCAAGCGGGACCGGCGCTGCCGCCTGCCGAATCTGACCGAGGCGGCAAAGGCGAGGGCGAACCTGACCCTCATCTGGAACCTGTGGCAAGCCACGGCGAGGGCGAACTGATGGCGCCGCCGAGGGGAAAGATTCAAGTCAAGCTCAATGCCTCGCTGTTCGCGATGACCATTGAGGAAATGATGTCCGGCCCGACGACGGCGCAGGCCATCAGCGACCTCACGGGTATGAGCATTGTGACCGTGTGGCACCTCCTGCGCGCCCTTAAAGCCCGCAAGGTGATCCACATTGCCTCCTACGACGACGACGCGCAAGGCCGCAAGGTGGTTCGGGTATTCGGCTTTGGCCCCGGCAGGGATGCCAAGCGCCCGACGCCCACAAGGGCCGAGAGGGCGCGCCGCAATCGCGAACGACAGACCGCCCTCAAGCTCGGCGGAAACATGTACGCGGGGCTGATGCTATGAGCCTGATGCAGCTTGTTGCGACGATGGTCCGCGAGGCCGGATCGGCAACCGTGGACGACCTGATGCCTCGACTTGGAGCAATGGGCGTCACCCGGGCACAGGTGCTCGGTGCGC